GCGATGCCCTGAAACTTTCCACCTTCCCTATCTGCCATAGATGCCTCCTGTGTATCCGTTTCCACGCCAAGTGCGACCACGCTGGAGATAGTTGAAAATCTTGCGTTCGATATCCTGCGGGTGTTCCTGCTTGTTCAGGTTGCGGACGAGTCCCATATAACTCTTCGCGGCCTGCGTAAGCATCTTCTGGTCGGTGGAGATGCCGTAGTCAACCGCCATGCAGTATGCGAGTTGATAGATGAGGAATGACCTGAACTTGTCGGGAGCGATAATCTCTCCCTGATAGATTTCGGGTTCTTCAAACGTGTTCCTCACAGTGATAGGCACGGGCAATACGAGGAGTACGGGTTCATCGCCGAAGTTCGGATGTAGCCTGATGCGGAGTGTACCCATCAAGTCCTCGGTCATGTACACGTACATCGCATAACGAAATTCTGCGGAGACGAACTCTCCGGCGTGGACATACTTGAGTTCTTCGCCACTGGAAGCCTTGTACACCTCCGTCACGCGCATGGGTGCGAACGGGACAGTGTACTGGTGGTTCGTGATTCGTTTCATGAAGTCATCACGACTCTCGGATGCGGTCGAATACATCTGAAAGAAGTTACCGTCATCGGGGTTAATCTTCACTTCGATGAGGCGGAAGTCGCTGGTCCAGATTGCTATGTTCCGGTACTTCCCGAACTGGTCGGTGTCCCACTCAGTCGTGGGGGTGATTGTCATGTAATCCCCATCGGCAAACGTGACGAGGTTGCGCTCCTTCAGCCAGTCCCATAGGTGCGTGAACGTGTAGTTATTGTGAACGACCTCTACCCAGTTATTCATAAACCATCCATACGGCTGTTTCACTGGGCCGTAAATCTGGAAGGGATAGTCCAGAGGAGGCGTAGTCAGGTCAACAATGCCGAACTCGGGCTTAAACGGCTTCACGATTTCCGTGATGTCGAGTGTCCTGTCACAGTTCAGGTCACTGATGATTTCGTTGCGGAGTACATCGGCGGCATGCTGTTGCATATCCTCCGGTACTTCGTCAGGGTTGAAAGACGGGACTGCACCGCTCTTGAACAGTGCCCTATTTACGATATCCATTACCTGCATAGGTCGGCCTCCCGAACTTGGGTCTTTGAAGTTGTGATGTATTCGAGGTTGTCCCTCGGTTCATCGGAAGTTTCATCAGCCACGTGATTCCCTGCACCACCGCATCGACTATATCATCGTGCGTACAGTGCGGAAACTGCGTGAATTGCGAGAGAATTTCTCCGAAAACAAGCCCTCTCACTGCAAAATATACATTTTCGGAGTCAAAAAGGTACTTGACAACGAGTGCCCTTTCCACTTTATCCTTGACGGGGTTAGTCTCAAGAATACCGCTCATCTCCTTGCGGAGGAGTTGGATTGCGGCAAGTCCGTTCGACTTGCTCTCGATGAGTACCGGAGTGGACTGTCCCCACCTACCTCTCACTTCTCGAATCTTCTGAAGGAGTACGGTTATGTCCGCCCTGAAGTTCAGGACTTCCAGAACATGATAGTCCGGGCCGTGTCTCCCTATGACCGCAATCGAGTTGAAATCATTGAGGATGTCTCCCTTGCCAGCCGCATCCACCGATATGATGAGTCGCATCGCACTCGCGGGAGGTCTCGACAGAGAGAACTTAATCTTGTCCTTCGGGAACAGTTTACCCACGTCATCCAGCGGGACTTGCAGGTACTGCGCGTTGTAAGTGAACGGGTCACTCTTGTACTTCTCGATTTCTTCGACCGGAAGTCTCTCTGGGCAGATACTCTCCCCGTTTTCCTTGAGTGCAGGGAACTTGTACTGTATCCACTTCTCGTTCAGGTCAGTCATGAGCCAGCCCGTGAGGTCGTTGCTCGCGACTCTCTGCTGGATGATGAGGATGGGAACGTCCGGAGTGTTGATACGGTTTCTAATTGTGGACTTGAACACCACGTTCCTGCGGTTCAGGAGAGTGGCACTCATACGGTCGGCGGGCTTGTTCGGGTCATCGCACACCAAAAGTGTCGAACATCCGCTACCCGTAAGTGCGTTGTTCGTACCTCTCGCGATGATAGTTCCGTTCGCCCTGTTCACCCACTCGGTCTTTCCGTTTACCTGCGGTAGAGGCTTCAACTCGGGTATGTCGAAGTGTTCACCCAGCCATATCAGCAAGTCCTTGATTTCTCGGTTCTTTCGTGCGACCAGTTTCTCGTCATACGAACAGTAGATGACACTGGAGGACGGGTCATTCAGGAACCTCCACGCGATGTAGTGCTTGACGAGTTCAGTCTTGCCGATACGGGGAGGTGCGTTGATGATGACACGCTTCTCCTGCGGGAGTCTCAAGAGAATATCTACAAGGTTCTTGTGGAACTCGTAGAAGATGAAGTCCACCTTGTAGATATACTTGAAGCAATACGCAATGAAGAACATGAAGTTCTCCTTGCATAGTTTCAGTTCGAGTTGCCGTTGAGTCATTTATGCCCACATGGATTGAAGCATTGCAGTTGCGATACAGTCAGTGCCTGAACCGGACTGGAGGAAATCGACTTCCATCGTCACGAACGGAACAACGGATGGACTTATCTGGCTTTTCCAATCTGACGAAGGGAACACTAAAACAGGGCAGTTCGTGTAGTTTACCGTCAATTCAGTCAGGTATTTTTGTACCTTCTTCAAGTTCAACTGTGCATACTTGAGTTGGAAGTTTTTGATGATTATTTTCAGATGCTTCTTGCGCATCGGGCCGACCTTCAGTATCAGGTCAACATTCGTAGGAGTGCCAACCGTCCCTTGCGGAGTCTGGCTGTCAAGGATTGCAACAGCGGTGTCCACTTCGTCATCCACGGTCAACTCGTACTCTGTTCCTGCACCGCCTGTACTATTGCAGGCATACTCTCTCACAATGGAGGTCGGAACGTTGTCGCCAACGAAGTCAACATAGGAACCGTCAATGTGGACATAGCACTTTATAGTTTCATTCGGAGGTACATCTCTCGAACGAACCACAGTATTGTTCGGGTCATGGAACTCCAGACGCATCGGCTTGTTCTCGTTGGCAGCGTTCGGACGATACGTGATGAGCATGTCCTTGATTTTGGTATTCTTGAGATTCACTACGAGTGCGGTAGTGGCAGGATTCCAGCCTGCGATATTGTCTGGATTGACAAACCACCAGTTCGGACCACCGTCAATAACGTCAAACTGGTTATCATCTACGTTCTTCACGAAGAACTTTTCGCCAGTCATGTAGAGCATGGAACTCGTGTAGATGACTTCGCAAATCTCACCCGGTATCACGTTGGCAACGGTGGAGTCATCGGAATCGTTGTGTATCCACAACGGATAAGTGCTTACGTTGAGCACCTGAATCACCTGACCCCAGCGGTTCGCCACTTCTGGAGTGAATTTCAACTTGAGTACGCCGTCCACGGGAGCGGACTGTGCGTCAACCACCATGAACTTTGCGTATTTGTCCACAGTCACGGTGTCCCATTCCCCAGCACCTTGAGAAGTGACAAACACATCCTGTTGGCTCTCACTCCATTCGTTGATTTTGGGCTTGTTTATGAGGTCGTTGTAGTTCAGTGTATAGTTGCCGGAGGAGTTCGCAGACCATACAACATTCCCGTCAACGTCAAGGAGTTTGCCATCTTCAACGGGCGTGTCGGACTGCCCTTTGACTGTCCAAGAAGTAGTACCGCTCGGACCAACGTAGGTCACGACTGCATCTTCACGAAGGAAAACGCCGTTCGTGTAGAGTGTCCCGTTGGTATCGCAGAGGTAGCCCTTGTTGTTCACTCGCACGGTGAACCCGAGGTCATTGTCCTCACCATCGAAGAACTTGATGTCGATGGTCGTGCCGAGTCGCTTCGCAGTGAGCGTTCCGTTCTTGTAGTCTACCTTGTGGGTATCACTCGCGGGTATGCTTAAAATAGCCATTACTTACTCCTTTTCTTTTCAGGTTCTTCCACGTATTCGTGCTTGTCGGCACCCTGCGGGGCGTTTCGTCCGGCAGTACGTGCGATAGCGTTGACAGCGGCGTTTCCGACAGTTGCCCAAAGAGGTACCTTGACTTCATTTTCAAGGTCGAGCAACGGAGTGCTTGCCTTGTTGTCGCCCTTGATGAACTTTGATGCACCCTTCTCGCGGTTAGCCCTGTCATTACGCACACGCCTGAACTCCTTTTGCGTGGAGAGTGGCATGGGTACACCGCTCGGGTCGGATGCGTAGACAATCTTGCTACGATACTTCGCAACGTCCTCGCCGTCACCCTTCATGGAACTCAAGCGAGCCTGATTTGCGGAGTATTCGCTCGGTGTCTCGACTTTGACTTTAGCGTCACGTCCGGGCATCTGCATCATCATCTGGAGAGGGTCATCCATTACACTGTTGGCTGTACTGAACTTCTTGGACAGTTGAGGATTCACCTCATCCATCGCATTGCGCTGTGACGGTTTCAATCCTGTGCGCCAGTCCGCTATGGAGTAGTCGGTCGGGAACTTGAACTTGTCGCTTTCCTTCCTACCGACACTCGTCTTATGCCCGCTCTGGTCGAACAGGAACGTCTCGTCTCCGAGTTTTCCGGTAGTCGGGTCGACAGTGCGTTTCGTCTGAGAGGCTCCGTTTCCAATCTTCTGCTTTGCCAGCACTCCGCTATCATCTGCAACCTTCTCGATGTTGCTCGGGTGGTTGGTGCGCATTGCGTAGTGCATGTCGGGATTTGCGGACTCGAACCTGCGCATCTCCGCATTGAGCCAGTCATTCCAGTTCTTCGTAGGTACGAGGTCGCTACCGATATCGGCAACCCACTGGTCGGGAATCGCAGAAGGTTTGAGTTTACCAGTGTTCTGGTCGAACTCCTGCATCGACTTCGCGAACGCAGTCCTGATTCGCTCGTCCCTCGGCTTCACCGCAGTTTCGAAGTTGTCTATGATGTCACGCAGAGGCGCCGGAACTGGTGCGAGTCTCGAACCTCCGTGAACCGCAAGAGGTACAGCCGAACCGATACCGGCGGACAGTGCGAAATTCTCAAGATTCCACGGGACGGAGCCGTAGTAGTTTTCCTCGTCGGTCAGAGCATCGTAGCCACGACCGAGCGAGTAGATTGCCGCATTGTCGAGTCCACCTCCGATTGTGTGGGCGAGTACCGGATGGCTCGCTCCGAGGTCGAGAAGTTTGTCACCGCCCTTCTTCACTCCGGCACCGAGAAGTTTCACCATCTCAGGTGTCCTGTCTATGAACTGGCTCGTGAGTTTCGGTGCAATCTTCATGCCGATGCGGAGCCACTTCGGACTCGTAGCCATAAGCCTCAAGAAACGGAGAGGCTTGCTCATGAGTGAAAGTCCGGCTTCACCGA